AGGAGATTCTTTGCTTGAGCTAAGATTATTTATTAAGAGGTGGTATGAACAAACTGAAAGCGATAAATAGTCCTTCTAAACCAATAGACAGTTACATTGTATGACAACTAAGGCACAAAAAGAACATTATGACAAAGTTGCTAGACTCTCCTGCATTTTATGTAGACATCTCGAACTTGGAGAAAGTCCTTGTGAAATCCATCATATTAGACGAGCAGGGAAACGAGACACAGCACCTGTCATTGGATTGTGCAGAGAGCATCACCGAGGAGATACAGGAGTTCATGGGCTTGGTAGAAAAGCATTTGAAAGAAAGTATCAAGTGACAGAGGAGCAACTCTTGGAATATACTTTGGAACTATTATGAAAGCTATAGTTATCGCAACCAAGACAGGCAGATGTCTACCAGTTCTACTGGAGTCAATTAATCAATATGTCCCTGATGATGTAACAGTCTACCTAAGTGGATATGACTATATTCTGCCAAACCACAGAACTATCACAATGCCTAATGATGGGGATAACTTTGGGGATTCTTACAATGCTGTAGTCCAGAAGGCATTTGAGGAGCATGATGAAATCATAGTGGCTAATGATGATATTGTTTTAACTCCTCACTCCTACTTGTTGCTAGAGCAGGATATTGAAAGATTAAAAGACCATTTGGCTAGGATTGATGTTAGTCCCAAGTTGGGGTGGGTAGCAAGTCGCTCAGACTATGTTAGAGAAGCTCAAAATATTAGATTTGGTAAAGAAAGGCATGGGGATAAATACAAGGAAGAATATTGCATCAATGAGGTAGAAATCATCTCCCCATTATTTGCTTATATCTCTAAAGATGCTTGGGTAGATTTCAAACCTATTAATTGGTATAGTGATGACATTCAATGCTTAGAAATGGTATCAATGGGTTATCAAAACTTTATCTCTAGAAGCTATGTTCACCATGTCGGTTCACAGACTATAGGCACAAATAACCAAAAAAACCATCTTGATTCAAAAGCATGGATAGATAACAATATGTCAGACTTTAGCAAGGAGTTTTTTAAGTGACAGTCCATGAGAGGCTTTTGAACTGGTCTTACTATGTCACACTATGGCTAGATGACCCTACTCCAAAGCAGCCATCTACTTGCCGGTCATTTGAAAAGAACTACAACCCAGAGCTAGGCAATGTCATGGAAGAAGATTACCCTAATATGCCAAGCATTGATTGGAAGGATGGTGAGCTAGTAGAGTTTTGTATGAAAGACCTTCCAGAACACCATAGAAGGGCTTTAAAGGCATTTTATGTAAGCCACCCATACCAGAGTAACCATTCTATCGCTAACTACCTTAGAATTAATGTAAAGAAACTAGAGAATGACCTACAAGATGCCAGAGCAAGAATTAACAAAGAGCTTAACAGGAAGCTATCAAGAGACAAGGCTTTGTGATAACTGTAGGGTAAAGCAACCAAAACACACAGGATTCATGCAGAAATTTAACAATAACCTTAATCAGCGTTGGATTTGTTGTAGTTGCAAAGAAAAAGTTGTTGATTCTTAAAAATTGTAGTAAGATTGCCTTGGGAAATTGTATCTACAGTTTTCTGATTTTTTTCATTTTCTCCTTCACAGAGATTTAAGCCCATTAAGTTGGGCTTTTTTTTAGGAATTCTTATGGACAAGACAACAATCATGGTCGGTCTTTTAGGTGGTAAACCTAAGATGGCTGAAAGCAAAGAGGGTGGACTTCTTGAGAGTGATGTCTCTGCTTGTCCATTGGCAACACAAGACAAAGTAATTAACGAAGGTAACAAGCGCAAAGCGGTAGTGGTCGCTAACTACACAGACAAACCAGTAGCCAAGTGCATGGATTGTGAGTATTTCTGCCCATCTAAAGATATGCCTACTTGTGGCATGGGTAAGGGCATGGGTTACTGCGACAAGTTCGAGTTTACTTGCAGCGATAAGAATGGCTGTGATGAGTTTGAAGTAGCCACAGAAGAAGAAGAAATGGAAGAAGAATATGAAAATGACTAAGACTCAGAAGAAAATCGGCAAAGTAATGGGTGAGTACAAAGAAGGTACTCTGCACTCTGGTAAGGGTGGCAAAGTAGTTAAAAACCCTAAACAGGCTATTGCAATTGCGATTAGCGAAGCAGCTAAGATGGCTCGTTATAAAAAATAGTGGCACACCAACAACAGTTTGACTTTGTTAAATCGGTCAGGGATAAGTTCCCAGAGTCATTTAACAAGGCTAAAGTCCTAGAAATAGGAAGCCTAGACATCAATGGCTCGGTAAGGCAGTTCTTTACAGACTGCGATTACTTAGGAATAGATGTAGGAGAAGGCAAGGGAGTAGACCTAGTATGCCAAGGTCAGGATATGCAAGCTCCTAAAGATAGCTTTGATACAGTTATTTCCTGTGAGTGCTTTGAGCATAATCCTTACTGGATAGCTACTTTTGAAAATATGCACCGTATGGCTAATAAGCTAGTAGTTATGTCTTGTGCTACAACTGGTAGAGCAGAGCATGGAACTAAGAAAACAAGCCCAGCAGATGCTCCTCTAGTAGAGTGGGATTACTACAAGAACCTGACAGAAGCAGATTTTAAAGAAAAGTTTGATTTAGACAGTATGTTCTCAGAATATGAGTTTTCTGTTAATGGTCAGACTAAAGACTTATACTTTTATGGGGTTAAGAAATAATGGCATTGCTTGATGACATCCGCAAAAGCGAGTATCTATCACTATTAGGTGATAAGTTACAAGGCTTATTGGATGTTCCTACAAATGCAGCCAGATTTTTAGTAAACCCTACAGCTTTTATTGATGCAATAACCGGTAAAACAGCAATGCCAAGAGAAGCTGGATTTGCTGAAGGTGCTTCTGGTTTACCACAAAGAGAAAACTTAACTGTATTAGACCCTAGAAATAGGTCTTATATGGAAGGCTATCAAACTGGTGAACCATTTAGCTATGCTGCCATAGCAAGCCCATTTGTGGGTGCTGGTGCAACAAAGTTAAGCGATAAGTTAGTGCAGACTATTACTGGAAACCCAATGGCTACTGGAGCAAAAGTCATTGACTATGCAAGTGCTTACAATCCATCACAGATTTTTATTGGAGCAAGTGCTAAAAACTTTAATAAAAAAGCAGCATTTGAAGCATCAAAAATGGAAAAGGCTGGCAAAACTCCAGAAGAAATTTGGGAAAAAACAGGTACTGTTAGAGGTTTAGATAACAATTGGAGACAAGAAATCTCAGATAAAGATATTCCTGTATTGTCTTATGGTACAGCTAAAGAGCTTGCAAGTTATCCACAGATGCAAAATGTTTTAGGTCATAAAGAGCTTTATGGTAATTATGGTGGAGCGCTATCAAATGCTCCAGTTGGTGTTGATGAGGCTGTTTTTACAAGAGATTTTATGGGTAAGCCAAAAGTAGGTGGCGCATCCTTCAATCAAAGAACTAATGAATACACAGTATCACCTAGACCAGAAGGTGCAACAGGGTCTGAGTATGCAAAAGAACAGAAAAGCGCACTAATCCATGAATTACAGCATGGTGTTCAAAAGATAGAAGATTGGAATAGAGGCGGTCACTTTAACTACTTCAATCAACAGGATGATGCTTTATTGGCTAAAAAAGTATTAATGATAAGAGATGAGATAGATAGACTTCCATCTTCAATCCCTTTTGAGGATAGAGCTAAAACCGTAAAAGAAATGTTTGAAAAGTTAGATATGTCTCCTATAGACAAGAAAACTATGGAAATAGTATCTGATGTAGGTGGACAGCCAAACAATGAGCTGCAAAATTTAGTTACTTTATATGGTCTGGATAAAAGGTCTACTCCTTACAGTCCATTTGAAATGTATAACAATTTAGCTGGAGAGGCTGAAGCAAGACTAGCCCAAACAAGAATAGATTTGACTCCAGAGCAAAGATTAGAAAATTTCCCATTTAAGCAAGGAAAGTTTGGATTAGATATAAACCCAGATGATGCCTTGATATGGAATGAAGGTGCAGACCTTCTTAGAAGAAAGTCATTATTGAATCAAGGTTTGCTAGATTAGTAAAAGTGTTGTATATTTGCAACATCATCAACCAATAACCGTTTGGATTGGAATGGAAAATAGTATCGAAAACAACAATTTGTTAGTAGAAACAACAAATAAAGGTGGTGCGCCCAAAGGCAATGATAATGCCAAGAAGGGCAGACTGTTTTTTGAGCAGTTAAGGAAAGAGCTAGTTCAAGAAGATTCAATCAAGTTAAGAAAGATTGCTAGGAAACTAGTAGAGGCTGCTCAAGATGGAGAGCCTTGGGCAGTTAAAGAAATCATGGATAGGGTAGATGGCAAAGCAATTCAAGTTACAGAGATGTCTGGCTTGGATGGTGGAGCAATTGAAACAATAACTTCTATCAATATCAATCTCAAGAAGCCTGAATGAGTGAACTCAATCTAGAGTTACCAGAAAAGATGAGCTTCTTGTTTGAGCCACACAGATATAAGGTGGCTTATGGTGGTCGAGGTTCTGGCAAGTCTTGGGGTGCATCTATAGCTTTATTGGCTTTAGGCGCTCAGAAACCATTAAGAATACTATGTGCTAGAGAGTTCCAGAACTCTATCAGCGATTCTGTTCATGCTCTATTGGCAGACCAGATAAAGAAGATGAACCTAGAGTCATTCTATGAAGTACAGAACACAGCAATATATGGCAAGAATGGTACAGAGTTCTTGTTTGCCGGATTAAAGCACAATGTCACAAAGATTAAGTCTTTTGAAGGTGTTGATGTATGCTGGGTAGAAGAAGCACAGACTACTTCTAAGTCTAGCTGGGATGTATTGATTCCCACTATCCGTAAAGAAAACTCAGAGATATGGATTACTTTCAATCCTGAGTTAGATACAGATGAGACTTACAAGCGGTTTGTAGTCATGCCACCAAACAATTCAAAAGTAGTAAAAGTAAACTATTCAGACAATCCTTGGTTTCCATCAGTCCTAAGAGATGAGATGGAAGATTTAAAAGCTAGGGATATGGATGCTTACTTGAATGTCTGGGAAGGCAATACAAGACAGGTTTTAGATGGTGCGGTCTATGCCAATGAGTTAAGGAAAGCACAGGAAGAAAACAGAATTAAGGATATACAGATAGACAAAGCTATTCCTGTTTCAACTTTCTGGGACTTGGGCTGGTCGGATATGACTAGTATCTGGTTCATACAGACAATATCAGGTGGTGAAGTTCGAGTAATTGACTTCTACCAGAACTGTCAGAAAACCATTGACCACTATGTACAGTTGCTTCAGAATAAAGGCTATACATACAGAGACCATTGGCTTCCGCATGATGCAGAACACAAGAATATGACAGGTCGCAGTACCAAAGAGATTATTGAAGGCATGGGATTACCGGTTAGGATTACCCCTAAAATCTCCATTTCTGATGGTATAAACTCAGCTAGAATGTTGATGAATCGTTGTTACTTTGACCAGAACAGATGTGCTGAAGGCTTACAGGCTTTAAGACATTACAGATATGCAGTAGACCCAGATACAAAGATGTTTAGTGACAAACCCTTACATGACCAACACTCTCACGCTGCTGATGCTTGGCGGTATGTTTCTGTAGGTTTAGATGAGAAGCCTAACGAATGGAACAAATCTCTTAAAATTAATACAAAGTGGATAGTATAAATGGATAACAATACTCTTAAAGGCATACTGGATTCTGAGATTGATAACTCTTTGGGTTTCATTCAGACAGAGACTACTGATGAGCGCAGGAGAGCGCTTCAGTATTACAACAGAGAAGCCTATGGCAATGAAGTAGAAGGTCGTAGCTCTATTGTTACTGGTGAAGTAGCCGAGGTAGTAGATGGTGCATTGCCACAATTACTAAGAGTATTTACTCAATCAGACGAGATGGTTCGATTTGAACCTAAAGGTGCTGGTGATGAGGATAAAGCTAAACAAGCCACAGAGTATGTCAATTGGGTGCTAAACCATGACAACTCAGGTGTAATCCTGTTCCATAACTGGTTCAAGGATGCCTTGCTACAGAAGAATGGTATCGTCAAAGTCTATTGGGATGACCAGATAGATGTTACCAAAGAGAAGTATCAAGACCTAAATGAAGAAGAATTAACCATGCTTTTGGCTGATGAAGAAGTAGAAGTCGTTAGTCAGCAGATGGAAGAAGTAGAGATGGCTCAAACGGTAGACCAGATGACAGGTATGCCATTGCCACCTGTATATTCATACAGCGTTACTTTAAAGAGAACAAAGAACAATGGTAAGGTGATTGTTGAGAATGTCCCACCAGAGGAGTTCTTAATCTCTAAGAAGGCTAGAACTATTGCTGATGCACCTTTTGTAGCTCACAGAAAGCTAACAACTCGTAGCGAATTAGTAGCTATGGGATTTGACAAGACTCTAGTAGATGGCTTGCCTAGTTACTCAGACTTAACCTTTACAGAGGAAAGAGTAGCAAGATATGACCGAGGCGAGATGCCAGATGAGCAATCATCACTAGACCACACTATGCAAGATATTGAAGTCTATGAGTGCTATATCAAGACTGATTATGACAATGATGGTATTGCTGAGTTGCGCAAGATTACCTATGCCGGCACAGAGATTCTAGATAATGAAGAAGTAGACTTTGTACCTTTCTGCTCAATCTGTCCTATTCCTATGCCTCATAAGTTTTTTGGTCATAGTCTGGCAGACAGGGCAATTGATTTGCAGTTGATTAAGTCTACAGTTACAAGACAGATTCTAGATAACTTGTACCTAACTAATAACTCAAGAATGGGTGTAGTTGAAGGTCAAGTAAACCTAGACGATATGCTAACTGTTACAGCAGGCGGTATTGTTCGCATTAAGAACCCAAATGCTATTGTGCCTTTATCAGTACCACCAACAGCAAGTCAATCATTCCCTATGTTGCAGTATCTAGACCAAGTACAGTCTAAGCGCACAGGTATTAATGATGCTCAACAAGGTTTAGACCCTAACATTTTACAAAACACTACAGCTACAGCAGTTGCAGCAATGCAGTCCGCAGCAGCCGGTAAAGTAGAGATGGTAGCTAGAATCTTTGCTGAGACAGGTGTAAAAGACCTATTTGAGAAGATTCTTGCCCTACTATGTAAGTATCAGGACAAGGCTCGCATTATCCGATTAAGAGGTAAATATGTATCTATTGACCCTAGAGAATGGGTAAATGGCTTTGACATCTCTATCAATGTAGGTCTAGGAACTGGCAACAAACAAGAACAGATGGCTATGGTAGCTGTGGTATTACAGAAGCAAGAGCAGATTCTCCAGACTCAAGGCTTTAATAACCCATTGGTAAACCTAACCCAATACAGAGAAACACTAGGTCGCTTTATTGAAGCTGCTGGATACAAAGACTCAAGCGAGTTCTTTAAAGAGATTCCACCAGAACTAGAGCAACAGATTGCTAATCCACAGCCACAGCAAGCTCCGGTAGACCCAGCAGTACAGGCTTACATGGCTCAAGCACAGGCTCAGATGCAGATTGACCAAGCTAAAGCTCAACAAGAGATGCAGTTATCACAGCAGAAGGCAGAAGCTGATATGCAGTTGCAACAGGCTAAAGCACAGGCTGAGATTCAGCTAAAGCGAGAGAAAGCCCAAGCAGACCTAGAATTAAAGACAGCAGAGTTCCAAGCAGAAGCCCAATTAAAGGCTATGACTATTGGTGCAGGTATATCTAACACACCCAATATTCCTAATCTATGAACAAAGCTGAAAGAGCAAAAGTATTATTAACAGATGATTTATTCATGGAACTTGTGGAAAATCAAAAACTGTTGTATAAAAACAACATATTTAATAGTGATGAGAATGATATAGATGTTCGAGAGAAGTCTTTAATCAAATACAGAGCTATTGAAGAACTACTAGCTAGTTTCCAAGCTGTCGCAGATGACAAGCAGATACAGGCTAGTAAGTGGAAGATTCTTTAACTACCATAAAAGGTAAATACAATGAGTGAAAACACCAATCCAAACGGAAGTGTTAGTGTAAACGAAGCAGCTAGTGCATTTTTATCTATGATGGACTCACCTACTGAGGAAGCGAAAGCTCAACCAGAGGTAGACCAACAAGAATCAGAAGAAGTTGAATATTCAGCCGAATCTGAGACTGAGGACTACACAGACGAAAATGCAGAAGAAACTGAGTACCAAGAAGAAGAAACCGAAGAACCCCAAAGATTCAAAGTCAAAGTAGACAATGAGGAGATTGAGGTCACCTTAGAGGAACTTCAGCAAGGTTACAGTCGCACAAAGGATTACACAAAGAAAACTCAGGCTTTGGCTGAATCTCGCAAAACTGTGGAAGCAGAAAGAGCGAGAATAGACGAAGCTAAACAGTTGCGAGACACTTATTCTCAAAGACTACAAGTAATAGAACAGATGCTCAATCAGCCTGCTGACAATGAGAATCTTTCCGAATTGCGAGAGTCAGACCCTATTGGTTATGCCATTAGAGTTGCAGAGAGAGCTGAGAAGGACAAGCAACTACAAGCAGTTCAAGCTGAAAGACAGCGTATTGCTACACAGCAACAGGCAGAACAGCAAGAACAGCTAAAAGGACATTTGGCAGTAGAGGCACAAAAGCTCAAGGAGTGGATTCCTGAGTTTAGGGATGAGGCAAAAGCAGACTTGGCTCGCAAGGATATTAAAGCCTATGCAAAGTCAATCGGTTTCTCAGACCAAGAATTAGCTAATGTATATGATGCAAGAGCAGTTCAGACTCTATATAAAGCCATGCAATATGAGAAGTTGATGAAGGGCAAGTCAGTAGCCACTAAGAAGGTGAATGATGCTCCTAAGACTTTAAGGTCTGGTACTTCTCAACCACAGGGAACATCAGAACAAGAAGCAATGAATAAGCAGTTTAAGAAGCTCAAGCAATCTGGAAAGAAGCAAGATGCTGCTAAACTATTTGAAAAATTTATTTAAAGGAATTTAGTAATGCCTACATATACAAGATTTGACGCCATTGGCGCAAGAGAAGATTTATCTGATGTAATTTACAACATCAGCCCACAAGACACACCTATCATGTCCTCTATTGGTAAGACATCAGCTAAAGCTGTTTACCATGAGTGGCAGACTGATGCTTTGGCATCTGTAAACACAAGCAATGCACTTGTTGAAGGTGCTGATGCAACTTCTGCAACTTTGTCAGCTACAACTCGTATCGGTAACTACACACAAATCGTTGGTAAGACTGTGCAAGTTTCTGGTACTTTGGAAGCTGTAGACAAGGCTGGTCGTAAGTCTGAGAAGGCTTATCAATTGGCTAAAGCATCTGCTGAATTGAAGCGAGACATTGAAGGTATTATCACAGCTAACCAAGGTCAGTCTGCTGGTAATAGCTCAACAGCTCGTGTTATGGGTACTCTATTGTCTTACATCAAGACAAACACAAACAAAGGTTCTGGTACAACTGCTGGTGCAGACCCTACAACTATCGGTGTATCTACTCGTACAGATGGTACAACTCGTACTTTCCAAGAGTCTATGCTTAAAGATGTAGTAGCTAAAGTGTTCACTTCTGGTGGTACACCTTCAGTATTGATGGTTTCTCCAGCATTGAAGCAAGTTGTTTCAGCTTTTACAGGCTTGTCACAGCACCGTTACAACAGCAATACAAATGGTGATGTAACTATCCTTGGTGGTGCTGACCTTTATCAGTCAGACTTTGGTGTTCTTCAAATTGTTCCTAACCGTTTCATGCGTACTCGTGATGCTTTGGTATTAGACCCAGAATATGCAGCATTAGCATATTTGCGCCCATTCCAGACTATCGAATTAGCTAAATCAGGTGACTCAGAAAAGACTCAAATCTTGGCTGAATTAACTCTTGAAGTTAAAAACGAAGGCGCTCATGGCGGTATCTTTGACTTGTCAGCAAGTTAATTTGTAAGTAGAATTGGGGGTGGGGAAACTCACCCTCATTTCTTGGAGATTTAATTGTCAAAACTAGGTGAATTTGGCTCTAATAAAACTGCTTATGCTGATGGCAATGGCGGTTTAATCATTGAAACCAAGGTAGATTTAAGTAACTTTATTGATGCTACTAAGAAAGCATATAACGATAATAGCGGTAGAACTGGATGGGGAGATAACCCACTAGACCCTAGAAATCATATTGCTTCAATACCTTCAGAAGTTATTGGTGACCTAAACAAAAAAGGCATCATGCGAGGCTACCATGTTATTGATATGCCGGCACTCAAAAGATGGCTGAATGACCCAGACAATATTGTGTTTAGAACTAGAGGTGGTCAGATTTAATGGCTACTATTGCTATATGTATCCCAGCTAGGGGACAGATGGAAGTAGGAACAGCATTTGATTTGGCTAGAATGGTCAATCATATTGCTAGAAATACAGAGCATGAAGTCAATCTTTATACCTCTATGGGTACTCTGATATTTGACCAAAGAAACAATATGGTGGAATCTGCCCTAGAAGAAGGTGCAGACTATGTTCTATTTATAGATGCCGATATGCGCTTCCCTAAAGACACCCTAGAGCGATTAATTGCTCATGGTAAGGGGATAATAGGGGTAAATGCTACAACTCGCTCAAGCCCTGTTAAAGCGACTGCAAAGACACTAGAAATAGATGAAGATGGAACTTGCAACTGGAAGCAAATATCTTCTAAGAATAAGACAGGAATACAACAGGCTGATGGAATAGGCTGTGGAGTCATGCTGATAAGCAAAGAGACTCTAAATGCTATCCCTAAACCTTGGTTCTTCTTTGAATTATTGCCTGAGAACAAGCTCTTAGGTGAGGATATTTACTTCTGTATCAAGGCAAAAGATGTAGGAATTGATACTTTTATAGACCATGATTTGTCTCAAGAGATAGGTCATGTCGGAAATTATACTTATGGATGGCATGACATCAATTAGAGGGAATTATGGCTTTTACAAATTACTCAGACCTTAAAACTACAGTAGCTAACTACTTAGGTAGGTCAGATTTGACAACTCAGATTCCTGACTTTATTCGATTAGCTGAAACTCGGATGGCTAGAGAACTCAGAACTAGAATGATGTTGAAGTCAGCAACTACTCCTACTGTGGCTGGTGATGGTAAGGTAGCATTGCCTACAGACTTCTTAGAAGTAAGAGATTTATATATTCAAGGTAACCCAAGGATGCCTGTATCTTATCTGTCCCCTAGTGCCTTCACAAGAGATGCTAGGGCAGATGAGTCTGGCAAACCATTTTATTACACAGTATTGGCTGCTGAGTTCTTATTTGCTCCTGTGCCTGATACTGCTTACACTTTAGAGATTCTTTACTATGGCAAGCCTACAGTCTTGTCAGATGCTAATACAAGCAATGTATTTCTAGCTAATTACTTTGATGCCTTGTTATATGGTGCATTAGCTGAAGCAGAACCATACCTAATCAATGATGCCAGAGTGCAGATGTGGATTAGTATGTATGACCGAGCAGTAAACAACATCAACGAATCAGACGAAGGCTCAGAGTATTCTGGAGTGCCTTTACAAATGAAAGTAACATCTAGATAAGGAAATATCATGGCTGAAATGTCAAACTACTTGGAAAATGCAGTAATTAATGCAGTTCTCCGCAATACAAGCTATACAACTCCAACTACAGTTTATGTAGGTTTATTCACTTCTGACCCTACAGATGCTGGCTCTGGTACTGAAGTATCAGGCGGTTCTTATGCTCGAGTTGCGGTTACTTTTGGCGCACCTAGCAATGGTGTATCTACAAACAGCGCAGCAGTAGAGTTTCCACAATGTACTGCTGATTGGGGTACTGTAGCTTTTATTGGTATCCATGATGCTTTAACATCAGGCAACCTGTTATTTCATACAGCTTTAGATGTTTCTAAGGCTATTGCAACAGGAGACATCTTTAAGATTGCTTCTAGTAACTTGTCAGTCACCTTGGCATAATGCCACTAACTCTTGAGCAATTAGACCAATTTGGAAGCCTAGATGATTTAGTTTATTCTCTAGACCTAGATTGGTATGATGACAGAGTTACAGGGAACTGGACACTAGAAGCCTTAGATGGCATAGGCTCAATAGACAGCCTTAACCTGTCTTTAGATAGTGCTTTATGGAATGGCTCTGTAACTGTTTACTTTGTAAATCCTGCAAGTGTTACTTCTCAAGCCACAGTATCAGCTAGTGGATTTAGAGAAAGATTAGGTGTTGGTGCAGTAACAGCAAGTGCAACTGTATCAGCCAATTCTTCTAGAATTATGTTCTTTAGTGGCTCAATTACAGGCAATGGAACACTAGAAGCTAATACTTTTGCTGTTTATAGTGGTTCTGGCTCTATTACAGGCTCTACAACAGTATCAAGCGACTCATTTAGGATAAGGACTGCTACAGGTTCTGTAAACTCAACAGCGACTGTTTTGGCAAGCGGATTCAGAATTTATAGTGGTGCAGGCTCAATATCAAGTACAGCTACTGTTACAGCTAATGGTGCTAGGGTATTAAGCGCATCAGGCTCTATTTCTGCTAGTGGAACTATATCTGCTGATGGCATAAGGATTAGAACTTCTACCGGAGCAATCAATGGATTATCTACAGTTACAGCGCTGGGCGGTGTTGAGTACTCAGGTAGCGCAGAGATTAGAGGCATTGCGACAGTATCAATTGCAGCAAATGCAGTATTTAGTGCATCAGGCTCAATTAGCAACTCAGCTACTATCAGGTGTTTAGGTAATATATTTGGCGATAATTGGAGTCCAGATAGTATTGGTAATGAGACTTGGACACCAGAAACACCAGAAAGTCCTAACTGGACAGATGGCACAGCAGGCAATGAATCTTGGACAGATTTAACAGCAGGGTCAGAAACTTGGACTGCTACAACAAGTGGAAATGAACAATGGCAAATCAGCGCATAACCTTTGGAGAGTGGCTACCAGACCAACCATCAATTACTGGTGCATTGGTAAAGGCAGAGAATGTTTACTCTAGAGCTATTGGCTATGGTGGTATTCCTTCTGTTGTGGACTATACACAGGCAGCTTCAGAACCATTAAACAATGTAGTAGCTGGTAAAAACCCTGATGGAAGTACCACTATATTTGCCGGAAGCCAGACTAATTTATATAAGCTAGATTCTACTGATATGTCATTAGATGATGTATCTGGTGCTACTTATGCAACACCTACAGACCAAAGATGGAGATTTACCCAGTTTGGTAACAGGGTTATAGCTGCAAATGGTGCAGATAAGCTACAAGGATGGTTATTAGGAACTTCTACAGCATGGGCTGATTTGGCTGCTGATGCACCTACTTCTAGATTTGTAACAGTAGTTAGGGACTTTGTAGTTACAGGTCATGTCAGTTCTTCATTACCTTTTAGGGTTAAGTGGTCTGCTTTAAATGATGAGACTTCATGGACTGACTCAGCTACAACTCAGTCAGACTACCAAGAGATTCCTGATGGTGGCTCTATTGTTGGTGTGACCGGTGGTGAATTTGGCTTAGTCTTGATGGATAGGTCAATCTACCGAATGACTTATGTTGGTAGCCCATTAGTATTCCAATTTGACAATATCTCTAGAAACCTAGGATGTTATGAAGCTAACTCAGTTATTCAGTATCAGGGCTTAACTTTCTTCTTAGCAGATGATGGTTTCTATGCTTGTGATGGACAGAATGTAGTATCTATTGGTGGTGAGAAAGTAGACAGATTCTTCTTCTCAGATGTAGACGAGGAGTATTTGTTTAATATGTCTGCTGCCATTGACCCTATTAAAAACCTAGTGATTTGGGCTTACCCACACAAAGGTCAGGGTGGCAATGTTAGCCGACTATTGATTTATAACTTTCAGACTAAGAAGTGGTCTAGTGGTGTTACAGATGTAGACAGAATAGCCTCATCTTCTAGCCCATCTACTACTTTAGAGGGCTTAGATGTTATTTCTAGCTCTATTGATGCTTTGGGAACTAGCTTTGATTCAAGGATTTGGCTAGGTGGAAAACTGCTATTTGCAGGTGTCCGAGGAAACAAAGTAGTTACATTTACAGGTGCAAATTCTACTGCTACAATCCAGACAGGAGAACTGTCGCTTGAAAATCGTAAAACTGCGATAACTATGGTACAGCCAATAGTTGATAATGGTTCATGCAATGTAGCTGTGTTCTCAAGAGATTTACTAAATACACAGGTAGTATTTGGTTCAACAACAGCAGCAGACTCAGAAAACAGGGTTTCATTGAGAAGCATGGGTAGATTCCACAGACTACAATTTAATCCTACAGGCGCTAACTGGGACACAGCCATTGGTGCTGATGTCGAGATTGTTCCTATGGGTGGAAGATAATGTTTAGACTATTACCCCCATTTGGCTCAGACCAGCGAGGTGTTGCTGAAGTAGTCAATGGCATTATGAATGGCAAAACAAATAATACAGGTACTGTAACTTTAGCAACAGGCAATGCAACAACTACAACTATTACAGATGCTCGCATTGGTGTAGATTCAGTAGTTATTATTGTTCCAACAGATGATATATCTTCTACTGCTTACTATCCTTATTTGGCGGTGCAAGATACTACAAACCAAGTAGCTCCCAATACAACTGGGGTGAATATTATCACCTTTAATGCTACTGACTATGCTTTAGGAGCGAGTCTAGTAGATAACACAAAGCTAACTGCTGGGTTTGCAGGTTTATATAATATTCAGTTTTCAGTCCAATTAGTGAATAGCACAACTAGCCATGAGACTGTGGACATTTGGTTTAGAAAAAATGGTACTGATATAGCAGCTTCTAATAGTAAATTTGGTATTTCTCAGAGAAAAGGCTCTGGTGACAATAGCCATGACATTGGTTCTATGAACTTCTTTATTGCTTTGCAAAAAGATGATTATATTCAATTAGCATGGAGACCAAGTAGCACAAGCACTTATATTGAGTATTTTGCAGCAGGTACAAGCCCTACAAGACCAGCAACACCATCAGTAATAGCAACCATGAGCTACTTATCTAGCAATGGTTACACAAGCAATATTTATACAAACCCTTATATTAGTTCAGTAACTAATGGAAGCGCAGTAATTAGTCATCCTGCTAACTCAATCGCAGGTAAAACTTTTGATTATATAGTAGTCGGATAAAGGAAATATCATGGCAGAAACAGTAACCACCTCATCTATAGACCCTACTCTTAGACCCTATTTAACAGAGGGCTTGGACAGGGCTAGAAGTCTATTTTTGACAGGCGCACAGCCACAATTCTTTCAAGGGCAGACTTATGTTAGCCCATCTACTCAGACTACTGAAGCATTGGCTCAACAAGAAGCTCTAGCTCGCCAAACAAGTCCTGTTCTACAGCAAGCTCAACAGGCTTACACACAGTCATTGGGTGGTATTGGTGCAACTGCTGGTGGTTCATTCCTAGGTAGTAACCCTTATCAATCTCAGATGATGCAAGCTGCTACTAGACCACTAGAGCAACAATTCTCAAATCAAGTATTGCCACAGATTGCTAGTTTATATTCTAAGTCTGGTCGCTATGGTTCTGGTGCAATGCAAAATGCTTTAGGACAGGCTACAGAAGGTTATGGTCGTGCTTTAGGTGATGTAACTTCTAACATTGCAGGACAACAGTATCAGCAAGAGCGTGGATTGCAACAACAGGCTCAGTTAGGCTTGGCTGGATTAGCAGCAGCAGCTCCTTCTATATATAGTCAGCAGTTCATTCCTTCTCAGCAATTGGCACAAGTTGGTGCAGCTCAAGAAGCTATTGCAGCTCAACCATTACAAGAGCAAATGGCTAGATTCAACTTTGGTCAGCAGTTACCATACCAACAGTTATCTGGTTACTTATCTTCTGTATATGGTAGTCCTATGGGTTCTTATGGTACACAGACACAGAATATGCCAAGCAATCCTATTATCGGCAGTTTGGCTGGTGCTGGTTTAGGTTATTTAGGCGGTCAAGGAGCAAGTTATCTTATGGGTGGTGGTTCAAATACTTTAGGTTCTTTTGGAAACTATGTTATGAACCCTACTGCTGGTGGTTTTGGTGGCGCTGCATTAGGTGGATTATTAGGTGGCTCATACTTTTAATGCTTAAAATAGTTCATAAGAACTTTGTTTCACAGACTTGGAATCTAGTAAGTGGTTTCATTGAAGATGCTTTACAGTATTCTGATGACTACTCACTAGACCAAGTTAAAGTATTTTTAACTAATGGACAATGGCAGTTAATAGTTGCTTTAGATAATTTAGGAAAGATTAAAGGCTGTTGCACAGTATCTTTCTTAAACTATCCGAATGACAGGGTGGCTTTTATTACTACTATTGGTGGTAAGTTTATAAGCGACAAAGAGATTTACAAAGAGTTCACAGAGTTGTTAAAAACTCAGGGAGCTACTAAGGTTCAAGGCGCAGCAAGAGAATCAATTGCTAGACTTTGGAGAAGATTAGGATTTACTGAAAAGTATGTAATAGTGGAGAACAAACTATGAGTGGCGGTGGATTTATAGACAACATAGTAGATACAGTAACAGACCCTTTAAAAGATGCCGGCTCATGGATTGACGATAAAGTCAATGAGGAAATTCCGGGGGGTTGGTACACAGTTGCTGCCGTTGCTGGTGGTGCTTATTTTGGCGCTGAAGCTATTGCTGCTGGAAATACTGCTGAAGCTACTGCTCTTGCTCAGGGAGCTACTGCTACTGAAGCTGCTGTTGCCGGAACAACTGCTGCTAATGCTACACAAGCTGCCGTTGCTGGTGGGACAGACTTTTTAGGCTCACAGGCTTTAGGTAGTGCTGCAACAGGTGCAGTAGGTTCTGGCACTACAGGATTTGGATTAAGTGCTGGTACTGCTGCTGGTGGAGCTGCTGCTGGAACAGGTATAAGCACAGGTTCTTTAGCAGGAACATCATTAGGCGCTGGCATGGGTGGTGTAGGAACAAGCGCATCTAGTGGTCTAGGATATTTAGGTGGTGCAGAGGCATTACCAAGTGGAACTGCTGGAATTACAGGAGTTACTGCACCAATGTCAATTACTCCTAAAAATGCTATAGATGCTTTAAGATTAGGTAATCAATTATTTGGCGGTCAGCAACAACAGCCTTATGGCGGTTTATATCAAGGCAGACAAAATACAAGACCACAAGGTGTTGTTGATTATTCACCAACTTTGTCTTTGTTAAACCAAAGAACATCAACTCCAAATGTGTATTCATTATTAGGATAACAAAATGGCACTATTAGACACAAATCCACTAGCTCAATTATTTGGGCAAGAACAATATGGGCAGATGAAGAATGAAGCCTTAAGTATGGGTGCTTTAAATGCTCTTGCTCAGTTACTATCTATGTCAGGCGCACAAGCTAGACCAGTTGGTACTGGTCAGGCTATTGGTCAGGCTTTGTTAGGTGGATATAGTGGCTATCAAGGCTCTATGGATAGAAGCCTAAATGATATGCTAAAGGCTACTCAAATATCTGAATTAGTCCGCAAGCAAAAAGAAACACAGCAGTTAAAACAATTATATGCAAGTGCAGCAACTCCTCAATATCAGACTGTGCCAGCTCCATTAACTGACTATGCAGGAGAAGATTACCCTGCTTATCAAGCTCCAACTCAAAAACTTACTGGATATACATACGACATTAATAAGATTGCACCAGTATTGGCTGGAATGGGAAGATTTGATGAGTTAGCCAATATTGATAAAGCATTGCCATTATTGGGCGGTGCAACAATGAAGATGTCTGATGTTCCTAGCCAAGTAAAAGAAGCAGTTAGTGTTTTAGGTATCAAAGATGAAGGTGGAAGATTAAAGACACCAGATAAGTTTTCTGATGAGGACAGAACAAGAGTTCAAACTTATATTACTCAGTCTGACCAAGCAAAAGCTCCTAAGATTAATACTGCTGACCCTACTGCTGTTGCTCAAGCTGCCTCTGGAAATGTCAAAGAGTTCAATACTCAAGTAAAAGACTATAGAGAAGTTGCTAGACGATACAATGCTATGGTAGGTGCAGCAAAAGATAAAGAAAACCCAGCAACAGACTCTACACTAATCTATGGTCTAGCTAAGATTTATGACCCACAAGGTGCTGTGCAACAGGGTGATATTGCCACTATCAAAGGCAAGTCAAGTATTCCTCAATCTTTAATTGGTTTGGCGCAACAGATTGATAGGGGTGGTTCATTAACTCCTAGACAAAGAGATGACATTATGGCTACTGCTTATGGCATGGTTAATAGTTACTCTAAGAATGTTCAAGCTGATGTTGATACTTACAGGTCATTTGCTAAAGACTTTGGCGCTAATCCTAATCAAATTAAGAGTCCTTTTGAAAATATGGAAAAGCCTGATGAATTGCCTTTTACAATAGGTAATAAAAGAATAATTGGAAAAAAAGGTAAAGATGGTGCTTACTATGTTCAACAAGGTGATAAATTTTATAAAGTGAGTGATTAATGGCTACTCTTACACCAGTAGAAGGAAACCCATTTGAGGGTGTTGCAAAACCATCAACTCAAGTGATGACAAATGAAGATTTTGGCATAGCAAAGTTACCAGTACCAACATCTGAAACACCAGAGTATCTAGGAGCTAAAGTAAGCCTTCCTGAGAGTTTTAAGATGTTTATGGGTACTATGGCTACTACTGACCCTAGAGCTTTACAAGACATCATTTTAAGCTCTGTAGAAGGCTCTCAAGGTGGTGAGGATGAAAAGGGTAACCCTTATGTAGTTATTGGTGGAAAACCATTCTATACAAACAAACAAGGCTTATCTCCTGTTGATGCAGTCGGTTTTGTGGGCGATATTATTCAATTTATACCTGCTGCCAAACTTGCTAGTGTTGCTAAAAGTGCAGCTACTAGACTTGGTATTGCTGGAGTAACTAGTGGTGGAATATCTGCGGCAAAAGAAACTGCTGCTCAGATGTTAGGTTCTCAACAAGAATTTGACACTTTTAAAGTAGGTTTAGATACTGCTTTTGGTGCAGGTGGTCAAGTTGTTGGTGATGCTTTAGCTACTTATTTAAGAGCTAGAAAGCCAGTATTTAATTCAGCAGGAGAAGTATCTGGTCAGTTTAAGGACATCTTAAAACAATCAGGCATTAACTTTGATGAGTTTGGAGAAAAAGGCAAAGAAGCTATTGTCAATGCTTACAAGAATTTAGGCTCTAAATTTGCACAAGAAGCTGACAGAATTACATCTGTAGCTAGTGCAGCCGATACAGGAAGAATACCTTTAACTCTTGGTCAATCTACTGGTGATGTAAGACAGATTGCTAGTGAAGAAGCTATGAGAAATGCTGGCAGAGGTAAGTTAGCACAAAACATTATGCAAAGATTTGACCTTGCACAAAGAAAAGCTATTGAAGAAGAAGCTGGTCTTGTTGGTCAAGTAATTGCTCCAGAAGCTAGAGCTGCAAACCAGACTGAAGCTGGTGGCACTATCTATGAAATGCTTAGAGGTCAAAAGCAACAGATGAAGGCTGGAGTTACTAAGGCTTATGATGCTACAGATTTAAGAGCTTTAAATATTCCTGTTGCTGCTGTTGATGAAATGCCATTTAGAGTTCAAAAAGTTATTCAAGAACAAAATTTAGTATTTGACCCAGAATTAACCCCTTCTGCTGTAAAAGCATTTAATGAGGTTAAAAATGCTGTTCCAAAGATGGATGGGGTTACAGTTACTGATATTAATTTAAAGTCTTTAGAATCAACAAGAAAGAAGCTAAACTCTTTTTATGGTACTGCTGCTAACGATACAGATAGAACAGTTATTAGCACAATTAGAAATGAGTTTGATAACTGGCTAGATGACACAATTACTAAAGGATTGGCTTCTGGTGATGCTGACCAATTGGCTAAGTTAAAAGATGCTAGAGGAATCGCTAAAGATTACTACAGTAAGTTTAAAGTAGACCCTAAAGCTGCTGATGTTGATGCACAGAAAATAATTGATAAGATTGCATCTAAGGATTTAACTCCTGTAGAAACAATGAATTATCTATTTGGAACTTCAAAAATTGGTGAGAACCAAGTAGCTGTAAGAGTTGCTAAGAAGTTCAAAGACATCTTTGGGGAAAACTCAGAGCAATTTAATGAGTTTAGACAAGCTGCTTACATGAGATTGGTGCAAGACACTCAAGGCAATGTAAAGCCGGCATCTAAAATTGTTAAGGAAGTAGATGAGCTTATTATGGGCAAAGGCGCACAATTGGCTAATGAGATATTTACCCCAGAACAAGTAAAATCTTTGAGAGAGTTTAGAACTGCTTTAGCTAAGACAGTTACACCATCACAAGCAATGAACCCATCTAAGACAGGTTATGAAATTGCAAGACTTGGTGAGGACTTAATGAAGGGTCTTGGCTTAATGACAATGGCTGGTGGTGATGTCGCTACTGGTGCTGGTCTTACAGCAGCTACAGGTCTAGTTAAGCCAGCAAGAGGTGCTGTTTCAGCCTTCCAAGCTACAAGAGGTCTTTCCGCACCAACTTTACAGGGTACTTATGGTGCGCCTGTAGGTGTTGCTGGTGGCGGTGCAGTATCCGATTTGCTAAGAGAAAGAGAATCGCAGCAAGTACAAGGATTATTAGAAAGGTAATTGAAGCACCTATGAGTCCAAAATATTCATAGGATAATCTGCCTAAAATGATTGAAATAGGTACAGTTAAGTAAGATAATTGCATAAAAGGAATTGTAAACCATGCCAAAAACGAAAATCTCCGAATTTGATGTAAACCCAGATAATAATACTGACATTAACAGTATTAATATTGCAGAAGGCTGTGCGCCTAGCGGTATTAATAATGCTATTCGACAGTTAATGTCTGACTTGAAAGACTTACAAGCTGGTACAAGTGGAGATACTATTCCCCTTACTGCTGGTGGTACAGGAGCTACAAGTGCTTCTACTGCTAGAACAGCCCTAGGTCTTGTTATTGGTACAGATGTGCAAGCCTTTGATGCTCAGTTAGCTGATATTGCTGGTCTTACTGCTACAGACAATGGTGTAGTAATTGGTAATGGCACAAACTTTGTAGTTGAGTCAGGCGCAACATTAAAGACTTCTTTGGGCTTAACAATTGGTACTGATGTCCAAGCCTATGATGCTGACACAGCTAAGACTGATGTAGCTCAATCATTTACTGCTGCACAGCGAGGTGCAATCTCAGCCCTTACTGATGGCTCAACTATTACTCCAGACTTTGCAGTAGCTAATAACTTCTCAGTAACTCTAGGTGGTAACAGAACTCTTGCTAACCCATCTAACCTAACTGCTGGTCAAACAGGTTCAATCTTTATCAGTCAAGATGGCACAGGTTCAAGAACTCTTGCTTACGGCTCTTACTATGACTTTATTGGTGGAACAGCACCTACTCTAAGCACTTCTAGCGGAGCAGTAGATAGAATTGACTATATTGTCAGAAGCTCTACTTCTATTCATGCGGTATTTACAGCTAACTATAGTTAAGGATAACTATGTCAGTTATTGGCTCAAATATTATTGCAGGTTCTTCAGGTCAATTTGGCTATAACCTTGATAAATCATTAAGATTAAGGTCTAGTGCTAGTGCTTATTTAAGTAGAACTCCAGCTAGTGCTACTGATAGACAAAAGTTTACATTTAGTGCTTGGATAAAAAGAGGAGCATTAAGCACTAATCAACATTTTATTTCTGCTGGAAGTGGCGGAACACAAGAAGATGCTATCTATTTTAATGCCTCAGGAAATATTTTAGGTATTTATGCTTATCAATCAGGTTCTTATGCAGTTCAATTAGAAACCACTCAAGTATTTAGAGATATTTCAGCTTGGTATCATATTGTTGTTGCGGTAGATACAACACAAGCAACATCTTCTAATAGAATTAAAATGTATGTAAATGGGAATCAAATTACATCATTTTCTGTTTCCACTTATCCATCTTTAAACTTTAATTTTGATTTTAATAATACACAACCTCAAAATATCGGAAGAAACTATAACAACAATAGTTACTTTGATGGATATTTAGCTGAAACAAACTTCATTGATGGTCAAGCCCTAACTCCATCATCTTTTGGTGCTAACAATGCTTCTACAGGAGTATGGCAACCTAAGAAATATGCTGGCACTTATGGCACTAATGGATTCTATTTGCCATTCTCTGACAATACTAGCACTACTACACTAGGTGCAGACTCTAGTGGCAATGGTAATAACTGGACTACTAATAACATCTCATTAACTGCTGGTGTTACTTATGACAGCATGACAGATGTGCCGACATTGACAAGTGCGACTGCTAGTAACTATGCGGTGATGAATCCTTTATGTGGTCGTGGTACTTTTTCAAATGCCAATTTAACTGTGGTTTCTAGTGTTTCAACAGCTATTCCATCAACTATTTTTTCATCTGCTGGAAAATATTATTGGGAAGTTTTGTTAGTTGATGCAACTTATGGGCGAATAGGCATTTGTAATTTAGATGGTGCTAATCAGGGTTTAGGTGAAACTGCAAATACATGGTGCTATTTAACTGATGGTAGAGTATTTCATAATAATTCTGCAAGTTCATATGGAGTTACAGCTACTGATAACGACATCATAAATGTTGCCTTAGACCTTGATGCTGGTAAGATTTGGTATGGCAAAAATGGAACTTGGATGGCAAGTGGTGTTCCTAATACTGGTTCAAATCCATCTCAGTCATTTACAGCAAATCAAACAATGACAGCGGCTATTGCTTATGGTTTTGTTTCAGGAACTGATACATTTACTACAAACTTCGGTCAAAGACCATTCGCATACACACCACCTACAGGCTTTGTAGCATTAAATACTTTTAACCTACCTACTCCTACTATTGGTGCAACAGCATCTACACAGGCTGGTAAGAACTTTAACATTGTTACTTATACTGGAACAGGCTCTAGCAGAGCTGTAACTGGTGTAGGTTTTCAGCCTGATTTAATTTGGTGGAAATCAAGAAGTGCTGCTACAAGTCATGCTTTAGTCAATGCTGTAACAGGTGCTAAAGGTGCATTATCTACAAATAACACAAGTGCTGAATATACTGAAAGCACAAACAATGGTTTACTTTCATTTGATACAGATGGCTTTACTGTAGGAAATGATGGTAACTACACAGCATACAATAGCTCAGGTTCTTCAATTGTTGCATGGAACTGGAAAGCCAACGGTGCTGGCTCATCCAATACTGCTGGTTCTATTACTTCAACAGTAAGTGCTAATACAAGTGCTGGATTCTCTGTAGTGACTTATAGTGGCACAGGTTCAGCAGCTACAGTAGGGCATGGCTTGGGTGTTGCACCAAAGATGATTATTGTTAAGAGAAGAAATACTTCTCAATCTTGGGCTGTTTATCATTCCAGCCTTGGTGCTACAAAGAACTTGTATCTTGATTTGACCGATGCTGCTGCAACTGCTACAGCTCCTTGGAATGATACTTCTCCAACTAGCACAGTATTTTCAGTAGGAACATCAGCAGCAACTAACTCAGGTAGTGGAACTTATGTAGCCTATTGCTTCTCAGCTATCGCAGGTTACTCTGCAATGGGTTCATATACAGGTAATGGCTCTAGTGATGGCAGCTTTATTTTTACTGGTTTCCGCCCTAAGTATGTAATGATTAAATCATCAACAAATTCTACTTTTTGGTATGTTTATGATTCTGTTAGAAATACATTTAACTTAACCACACAAATTTTGTATCCAAACAACTCAAATGCAGAAGCAACTGGAGTAAATTCAGTTTTAGATTTTGTATCTAATGGATTTAAAATTAGGGACTCTGGTGCAGGTGAATTAAATATAAATGGAGCGACCTTCG